GTAAGTTCATTCCGGCGCGATTGACCGATAACCCCTACCTCGCTGAAACTGGTGAATATGAAGCCATGTTGAGGTCGCTCCCAGAAGTCGAACGAAGGCGGCTTCTAGAAGGGGATTGGGATGTCGCAGAGGGAGCGGCGTTCCCAGAGTTTTCCCGCAACATTCATGTTGTGGAAGCCTCACAGACACAGATACCCCACAACTGGTTGCGCGTCCGCGCAGCGGATTATGGGTATGCCGCCCCCTCATGTGTTCTGTGGGGCGCAGTTGATTGGGATGATACTCTGTGGATTTACAGGGAGTTCTACGGCAAGGGCCAAACGGCAGAGATGCTGGCAAATACTATCGTAAGCCTAGAGGGGGATGACCCCGGCATGTATTACTCTGTGCTTGACGCTTCCTGCTGGAACAGAACGGGCAGCGGTCCTTCAATTGCAGAAACTCTTATTCGTAGGGGTGCTAGGTTCACTCCTTCTGATAGAAATAGAATAGCGGGTAAGCTGGAGTTGCACAGCCGGTTAAGAGTTGATGATTTTACAGGCGAGCCAAAGATAAAGATACTTTCTACGTGTACCCATCTGATACGCACTCTCTCAGGACTACCTCTGTCAAAGACAAACCCTGAAGATGTAGATACGAAAGCAGATGACCACGCCTACGATGCTTTGCGATACATGTGCATGACCCGCGCAAGAGGTCATCTAACTATTAATTCTATGATGAATAAGATGAAAGAAGCAAAGCCTAAAGCATTTGACTCTACGTTTGGTTACTAAGAATGAAAAAAGCAGATGCTCTTAAAGCGGTAATTAAAGAGATAAAAGATCAAAACAGGTCTTCTTTTGGCCCTGATGATCTTGAGTCTTTTAAAAAAAAGCTAGGAAAAAAGCTGACTACTAGTCTCGCTATGGATTTTAGAGTAGAGGCAGCTAAAGCAGGAATAGAAGCCCCTGAAAATCTTAGCCTTAATGATATGCTACCAGAAAGACGCGCTTCTGCTGCGGAGATAGAAGCTGGTGTTAGTCCCGGCAAACAAGTTGCTGAACGGGCTACTGAAGTAGCTAAGAGTGGAAAAGGATTAGCCTCCCAAAGTATAAAGCTTTCAGATGAGGGGCTTACTCTTCTATTAGCCCAGATTGAGATTGACGGAGGAGCTAACAAAACTTTTATAGATAACCCTAGACTAGCAGCCAAGGAACATACAGCAAGAAATGTAGAGGCTTTTAAAGAGGCCACAGAAAAAAATCTTCTGCCTACAAAAAGTAATAACACTAGTCTTAGGCGCGTCCATAGCAGACTTCACAAGTACAGTGCAGAGCTTGCACAAGAGTTTTTTCCTAATATAGAACTCTACGATAACGTTAAAGCAATACAAGAAGCACTCGACGGAGTTAAACCCTCAAAAACCCTTGCTTACAGTTCTCAAATACAGGATGCGTATATCCAACTGCTGTATGAGAGAGGTTGGTTAGAGGATGCTGACCCTGATCTTGTAGACCTAGATAAGGAACTTAGTAAGCTTCCAAAAAGTGAACGGAATAGAAAATCTACCCAAGGAAGGCCACTTGTAGATACAAAAAAAGCAAAGGGAGTACCCCTTGCAGTTGGTGTTGATCCAGATGGTCAAATAATATATGACCCTAACAGAACACGCCCCTATCATTTAAAAATAAGCGAAGAGGGTAAAAAGCACCTTAAAGAAACAAAGAGTGGTACAACAAAAATAGGAAGAAAAATAGGAAAAGTAGTTACTGAGCTTCCTAGTATAGTTCTCGATAAACTACCAGCGGAAGTACCCCCTACAAAAAATATGGATGAACAGTTACGTGAATCTAGAAAAACCTACTATCAGACTAGAGCCATTCGTGGTGATGAGCCGCCGCTAGCCAATAAAGTTACCTCAGAACGTACAGGCAAAGTATATGACAACTATAATCAAATGGTGGCGACAGAGGGTAGCCCGCCTGTACCGGGGGGAGAAACTGTAGAGCCAAATCGGGGTGAAGCTTCGCGAAGAGCAAGAGGAGCAGTGATTGTACGCAGCGACGTTAATACATTTAAACAGGCGATGGGCAAGGCTGTTAGCAAGGGTGATAAGGGAAATCTTTTTACAGAGATTGTAAACGAAGCTCGTAAGATTGATCCTAAAGTATCTATGGACGCTATGCAGGACATTAAGGACTATTTGTTTTTTACAGGTTATTTAGAAGCTGATAAAGAAGTATCAGGAAAGGTAGGGCCATCTCGTTTGTCAGATGCTGATGTGCCAGAGTACATTAAACCTAGTCAGAAGTATTATAAGCAAGGTTTAAAAGTGTTAGACGCTGGAGGGGAAAATCAACCTTTAGTCATTAGAAAGCTGAGTGCAGACCCTGACATTCAAAGTATGTCCGGCGGTGCTAGATCAGTGCCAGAGATAGCTGGCCCCCAAGCAGCAACTCCTGATAAGCCAGTATCTGAAAGGACTAGCCGCCTACTAAACATTATTAAGAGTGGCGGTAGAAAAGGACTAAAAGTTCTTGTTCCCGGTGTTGGTTTAGCAGCAACAGCAATAGAGGAAGCTGCAGCAGCAACGCCTACAGCTAGATCATCTTTTTCTGAAATAGAATATGATAGAATGATGGAAGAAGCTAAAAGAGAAGAATTAGTCCCCCCAGAGAGTGAGTTAAGGGGGAGAACTATGGAAGAGGTAAAAAGCAGAACCTCTTTTATGAACCAATAGCTACAGAAAGGAAAAACTATGTACGCATATGGTAAAGACTACATCATGGGCATGATGAAGAAACAGGGCGAACTAAGCGCCGCCCCGGAAGGTTCTTTGCACCGCGAAGGACTAGATCAGATGCTTGTCGGTAAGATTGACCGCGATGCTCTGAATGTTGATATGCCTCGTCCGAAAAGCAATACGGTTGACCCGGCTGTATTTCGTATGGCCGACGAAAAAGACTACTAAGTAAGGAAGTCCTATGGACGATTCACCTTTAGGCGATATCACAGCGGCTGCTTTTGTTGATGACGCTTCTACTAACGTAGTTGGCACTGTTAAGTCAAAGTTTGAAGAAGCTGAACATGGCCGTTACCAGCATGAACAACGCTGGCTAAAAGCCTACAAGAACTTTAGAGGTATCTACGACTCAACTACTCAGTTTAGAGAGTCTGAGAACAGTAAAGTTTTTGTTAAGATTACAAAGACAAAAGTTCTGGCTGCATATGGGCAGATAATTGACGTTCTTTTTGCAAACAAGAAGTTCCCAATTGTTGTTGAGCCTAGCCCTGTGCCTGAAGGTGTAGCAGAGTTTGCACATCTTAGTAAAGTCCCTATGCCTCCACAGCAACAAGAAGAGCCTGTTGAAGACCCCTACGGTTTCCCCGGCGATGGCCGGGACATGGCACCGGGGGCTACAGAAGCTTCTCCTCTAGCCGGATTAGCCGACAAGTACGAGGGAGTTGATCTGCAGGAAGGCCCAAGTCGCATGGGCGAACCACAGATATCTCCTTCGCGTGAGACGGCGCGGCACATGGAAAAGCTCATCCATGATCAGTTGCATGAGAACAATGCCACGAATATTTTGCGTCACTCCCTGTTTGAGTGCGCCCTTCTTGGCACGGGTATTGTAAAGGGACCGCTCAATGAAAGTAAAACTCTTCACCGCTGGGATAACGAAAAGAACTACAGCCCGTACAAGAAGCTTGTACCTCGGCTTGAGTCGGTTTCATGCTGGAACTTTTACCCAGACCCCACCGCTACTAACGTGGATGATTGTTCCTATGTAGTACAGCGCCACCGACTAAACAGGTCGCAGATGCGTGACTTGATGGACAAACCATTCTTTAATGGTGAGGCCATTGCTAAATGTCTTAGTGGCGGTCCTAACTACACGGATAAATACTTTGAAGACACTATCCGTGCAGAGAGCCTAGAAGACTTAGCCGCTGTTGACAGGTACGAAGTTCTTGAGTTCTGGGGCAATCTAGACAGCGATCTTATGCGTGATATGGGCATCCCTATGGAAGTGGACGATCTTTCAGAGGTTCCTGTAAACGCATGGATATGTGGTAACGAGGTGCTACGATTAGTTCTAAATCCGTTTGTACCATATCGTATTCCTTACTTTACAACTCCATATGAAATTAACCCCTATCAGTTGTTTGGTATAGGCATACCAGAGAACATGGAAGACGCCCAGCTACTAATGAATGGTCATGTAAGAATGGCTATTGACAATCTTGCATTAGCTGGTAATGTAGTATTTGATGTAGATGAAGCATCCCTTGTACCCGGACAGAACTATGATATCTATCCGGGTAAAGTGTTTAGGCGGCAGTCTGGCGTTACTGGTACAGCTATTAACGCTGTTAAGTTTCCCAATACTGCTGGTGAAAACATACAAATGTATCAGGCTGCACGACAATTAGCCGATGAAGAGACAGGGCTACCTAGCATCATGCACGGTCAAACGGGTGTGTCTGGAACAGGACGTACCGCTGCGGGACTTAGCATGTTGATGGGCGGTGCTAATCTAAGCGTAAAAACAGTTATTAAAAATGTTGATGACTTTCTTCTCAAGCCGCTCGGTGAGTGCATGTTTTTTTGGAATATGCAGTTTACTGATGACCGTCCTGAGATACAGGGAGATTTGGAAATCAAGCCGCAGGGAACCTCTGCAGTCATGCAGAAAGAAGTTCGCAGCCAACGCCTTACTGCGTTGCTACAAACAGTGGCAAATCCAATGCTCGCTCCGTTTATCAAGATTCCAAACCTTGTACGTGAGCTAGCCATTGCACAGGACATTGATCCTGATTTGTTGGTAAATGATATCAATGATGCACAAATCTTTGCAGAAGTATTGAGAGGATTAAATGCTCAACAAGGAAACATGCCAAACCCTGCTGCCGCTGGTCAACAATCAGGCGGCATGGGACAGTCTGCAGGACTACCTAGCGGACCTGAAGGAGCGCCATCAGGCCCTGCTGGCGGTGGAGAAATCGGACTTAGAGATGCGCTTGCTGCAGGGCAAGGTGCAGGTGGTGGACCACCTCCTATCCCTGAAGACGCAGGTTAACACGCAGCAGAAAGAATACAGTAAACGTGGCAACTAATATTGAAGAAGCACTGAGCGGCGGAAGTCTATCCGTCTCTGCTAAACCTGTAACTATGGAAGCTCTTCCTGAAGCTACCATAGATGTAGGTGGTGGTTCTCAGTCTCTTGCAATTGAAGGTCTTGGTGTAAAACGCAAGAAAGACGATCTTTCTGTAACAACATCCTCTACATCTCAGATTGCTATTCAAGACTTATTTGGTGATCTTCTTGATGAGGTAAACTTTTCTGATCCTAGCAGTGTAGATGCTTTTAGAAGTAGCGCACAGACACGCATTGATGAGATGGACCTCAACAGTATCAATAGAGTGTTAGGAACAGCTTCTAGTGTAGCAAGCGATATTAGTACGCTAACTAGTCCTTTTTTAGATAGAGATAGTTCACAAAACCAATTTCAGCAAGTTTTTGGGCCTCCTGCGCCTACAAGCGTAACCGATAGCGGGGATTCTGGAGATGTTAGCACGGGATCAGCAAGCGGGTTTGATACTGAAGGAATAGGCTCTTCAAGAGATTTTGGAGATTTGTCTGCTTTGGGCGATCCTTCTTTTGCTGCCTCTGCTTTTGGTGGGGCTTTTGGCGCTCTTGGTCCGGGGGGTAGCCTTGGAAGTTTTGCTGCAGGGCAAATAGGCTCAAATGAAACTCTATCATCAGCAGCACAGGCATTTGGTGGCTTTCAGGGCCTTCAAAATGCAGACATAAATAACCCTGCGGGGGCGCTTGCTGCGGTAACGTCAGGTTTAAATGCGGCAAAAGGCGTTTCAGGTCTTCTTAGTCAAGCAAAGAGTATACCTGATATTTTTTCAAATGTTGAGAAAACTATCTCAAACTTCGCACAGAATGCTTATAACACGATCACAAATCCTGAATTAGCTATGGAAGCGTATGGCAGGAGCATGGCGTATGGGACACAGTTTCCCGACCTATATTCTTTTGAAACTAACCAAGGCCTTGCAACTTTTGCCTTTGACGCTAAAACAGGACAGATTGCTACTCCCGGCTTATTAGCTATGATGATGCCGGGACCACTAAAAGCGGCCTTTAATCTGAGTCAACTGGCAATGAAAGAACTTGGTTATGCTGGAAGGATGCAAGCTCGAAATGCATCCGCTATTGAGGCGTATACCGCGCCAGCATTTGAAACGCCAAACACTGCTGTTTCCGTATACTCCTCTCCTAACGCGACAGTATCCTTTGACGCAACTACAGGTGACACAAGTATCTCAGGTGCCTTTGCATCTATGGATTTAGGACAAGAGGGCTTTGGTCAAGTTGGTTTTGATTTAGGTGCTTTATCAGAGGCTATGGGACCAGACGGCACTGTTGGTAGCATTAGTTTTGAAGGTTTTCAAGATTCAGCTATAACAGGTATGCTTGGTCACGGACCTCCGGGGTTCGACGCTTTTAATGAAGAAGAGGCGATAGCTGAAGATATTGCAGGACAACTTTCAGCAGCAGGACTAGGAACTAAAGCAGACATAGCAGATTACGCTGAGCGTTCTGCAAGTCTATCCTCTTTGTTTGGAGAAGCCTTTGGTCTTCAGATGGGTATGGATTTTAGTTCAAAAGGTATTGAATCTCTTGCTAATGATCCTTTAAGCGGAATGGATAAACAACTGTCCAATGCTCCCCCAGCCGCATCGGGTTTAGATTTTGGTATTGCTAAAGCTGCTAAAGAAGACCCTGCTATGGCTGCGTTGTACAGCATGTACACTTCAGCGTATGTTGATATGGTGAAAGCTGAACCTTTAAGTGAAATGGCAAATGAACTTGGTATGGCAGGATCAATTCATAGTATGGCAAAGGAAGCGGAGGGCAAACAAACCCTTGCAATGATAAGGTCGAACATTCAGGCGCAGCTAGCAGCAAGAGGTAGAGAGTATGGCCGGACTTTAGGGGGGAATATGGGAGAAGGTTATAACAGTCAATCCCCAAGCTTCGACGCTGTAAGCATGGCAGAGTATGCTATGGAGATAACGGGTAGAAATACGTTTGACACTGTAAACGATGTAACTGATCAAGCTATAACAGATCACGTAAGTGGAATAATGAACACGTTTGGCTTTGCTTCAATCCACGCTACGACTGAAGCAATAAAAAACGAGACACTAGGTGGTATGGATGCTGGCTTATCCAGCGCCGCCGGTCGTGATCCGGGTGGTGAGGAAGAAGCGGGTTATGATATAGGCTTTTCTGCAGCCGCCCAAAACGCAAGTGCTGCTATGGCTGCTTTGGGTGCTTCGTTTGGGCAGCGAAGCGACCCTACAAGCGATCTCGGAGAGATGCCCGGTTATCACTCGCCCGAATTTGATCCTTTTGGGGGCGATAGTCAAGTCAGTGGTGGTTTTGGCGCTCCCGGTGCTCCCGGCGCTCCCGATCCGGGAGCCGAAGGGCTGGGCTATGGTTATGGCTATGGCGAAGCGGACGGCGGCGACGGCAGTGACGGTGGCGATTGGGTTATATGTACCGAGCTAAAAAATCAAGGAAAACTTGATGCAGAGTTGTACTCTGTTGCATCTGTCTACTTTAGAAACAACCTTTCACAAGATACTCTTGAGGGCTATTGGGCATGGGCTATATCCTATGCAGAGCGTATGAAACACAATAAACTCGCAACATCATTGGCGAGACCACTGGCACATGGAAGAGCAGTAGAAATTGCACATCGTATAGACCCTTCTAAGTATCCAAAATCTTCTTTTCTTGGTAAGTTAACAATCTGGTTAGGCGAACCTATATGCAGCCTAATAGGTAAATCAATTAGACTATTTAAAAATAAGCAACTCGTTAACAAACGATTAGACTACTAGCAGGATTAGTATTAGCTATGGAAATAACACAAGATCAATTTACAGCTAACCTAGAACAAATGCCGCAACAGGCGCAGGTGCAGGTTGTACAGCTAATAGAGCAAAACGAACCCCCTGTACTACAAGCGTTTGCTACTAGCTTGGGTGTCACCCTTTCGATGGGTGAAGAGCCAATGGCAGAGGAGCCAATGCCGCAGGAGCAACCCTCTGTGCTTGATGAAGTAATGGCAGAAGAGCCGGTAGCACCGGAGGAACCTGCCCCGGTAGAGGCACCTCTGCCAGAAGCATCTCCCATGCAGGACCAGATGCAACAGTTAGCCCTTGGTGATCAGGTAGCCGGTATGATTGATCAGCCGGGAGCAGAAGATCAGACAGGTGTAGCTGATGATGTACCCATGAATGCAAGAGAAGGCGCATTTATTGTAAACGCAGCCGCTATTGCAAAGGTGGGTAAAAAAGACTTTGAAGAGCGCATCATTGAACCTGCTATTGAATACCTAAAAGAAAAAGAAGGTATAGAGGTAGATAAGGGTACTATTACAAGGCCAGCACAGCAGGTAAAAGGCGATCAGCAAATACTTGCCTCAAATAAAGAGTATCACATTCCTCCAGAGCTAGCGGAAGTAATAGGCACAGACCTGCTTGAAAAGATTAACAAGCGTGGTGAGGCAGAGACAGAGAAGAAGCTAGAAGAGCAAGAGCAGCAGCCCCAGCAGCAACAGCAACAGGACTTTGCACAGAAGCAAGTTCCTGTTAGGGCTGCAAATGGACTACAGGTAGGTAAAAAAAAAGTTGACCCAAGAGAAGAAGCAAAAAGAAAATTAAGAATAAGGGAGAATGATCCTTTAGAAAAAGGAACAGAGAAAACTTCTACAGCAGAAAAACTATTTAGTAAAGAAACCTTTTTAACAGTTGGCTTTGGTCACAGAGTTGTTCCTAAAGAATCTGCTGTATTGTTCCAAACACTTTTTAACGTTTCTTCTCAAGATGCTTCGCGTATGGCTAATGGAAAGCTTGCAATTACTAGAGATCAAGCATTAAAACTTTTTGATAGAGATTACGATACTAAAGAAAAAGATGTAATTAGGCGTGTTGGTGGCGAACAAGTTTATAAAAATTTACCTGCAGAAATTCAAGGAGTTTTTGTAGATGCAAACTTTAGAGGCGACTTTATAAAAACAAATAAAGAAGGTAAAGTTGTTAAACAAAATTGGGTTAAGAACACTCTTGACGGAGATTATGCAGCAGCTTCAACAGAAGTTTTAAATCACAATGAACTTAAAGCTAACCCCAAAAGTGGAGTAGCAAAGAGGTTGAGAGAGTATAGCAAAACCCTTGCATCTTTTGACAACATACCCCGACCCAAAATAAAACCCGCTCCCCCAGCGCAGCAAACACAGACAAACAATATTAGAGTTTCGCCAGAAAGCGTTAATAGAAGCTTTATGGCAGAAAGTCCCGATCAAGACTCAAGATTGCGGACACCCCCTGCAGCCACCCGCTAACTAGCGGCCCTGCTAGACTAACCCAACTGCGGCTACCCCTCAGAGGCCCCGCAAGGAGGAAAAATGAAAACCCAAGAACAGGAAAATCTAGGCCCCTATCGTGGCAAGTACCGCTCTGACTTACAGGACGATGCACAAAACGAACAGGCTACCCTAGAAGATAGTGAAATTGAAAGCGAGGTTGTTGATGATGAAACCATTTCCGTCTCTACAGAGGTAAAGACGGAGGAGCATGACTACAAAAAACGCTATGATGATCTCAAGAAGCACTACGACTCCAAACTCTACGAGTGGAAGGAGGAGCGTGAAGAGCTTCTACAAAAGCCGCAGCCTATGCAGGAATACCCTGAAGAGAATGCGGACATTGAAAACTTTAAAGAGAACTATCCTGACGTTTATAATGTAGTTGAGGCTATGACTACTAAAAATTCTGCAAAAGAAGTTCAAGAACTTAAACAAGAGATAGAACGTCTTTCACAGAAAGAAGAGCAGTTACAAGCTAAAAGTGCTTACCAAGCGTTGTTAGCCCTGCATCCAGACTTCTCTGATATCAAGAAGTCAGACCAGTTTAAAGAATGGTTAGGAAAGCAGCCACCCAACATTGCTGATGGAATCACCAAAAACAACAACGATGTTCAGTACGCTTCTCGCGTTCTAGATTTGTACAAAGCCGATACAGGCAGTGCAAAAAAAACTAGAGGTCGTCCCTCTAAGAAACAGTTAGAAGCCGCAGCAGAGGCTGTTACTCGGACTAGTCCGGTTAATGTCTCTACAGATAGCGGTGCTAACAAGAAAGTGTGGACAACCTCAGAGATACGTAAACTCAAACCGCATGACTTTGACAGGCTTGAAGCAGAGCTAGATCAGGCGAATGCGGAGGGTCGTATCGTTAATGGCTAAACTTATATAGAAAGGTTAAGGAAATGGCTATTGGTGTATCCTCCGGTTACGGTAATCTTCCGTCCGGTAATTTCCAAGCCGAAATCTATAGCCAGAAGGTTCTCAAGTTTTTCCGCCGTGCGTCAGTTGTAGAAGATATTACTAATACTGACTATGCGGGGGAGATTGAGAATTTCGGTGACACGGTTCGCATTATGAAAGAACCCACTGTCTCGATTTCAGCGTATACCCGTGGTGCTGTGGTTACTCCGCAGGACTTGGCAGACGATGAAATTCAATTGACTGTAGATCAGGCTCAAGCGTTTGCGTTCAAGGTAGATGATATCGAAGAGCGTCAATCGCACGTTAACTTTGAGGCGCTTGCTACCTCTTCAGGTGCATTCTCTCTCAAACGTAACTACGACAAAAATGTACTTCAGGCTATGATTGATGGTGCAGGTATCAAAGGCGCTTCTGGCTCCGTTGAAACTGACTCCAATCTTGGTACTTCAGGTACTCCTCATACGATGGCTGGCAGCGATGCTGGTGATGAGGCTGTGCATATCATCGCTCTCATGGCGCGTCATCTTGATCAAGCTGATGTTCCAGAAGAGAACCGTTGGTTTGTAGCGCCCCCGCGTTTCTATGAAACTCTCTACAAAGCGGGTGCTAAAATTGCGGAAGTTCAAGTAACTGGTGACGATCAGTCCCCCATGCGTAATGGGTTGCTGACGGCTCAAAAGGTTATGGGCTTCTCGCTGTATAAATCCAATGCCCTTCGTCAGTCTGCTGATGCGACTACGACGACGGACATGGTATCACTCAGTGGCGTTGCTACCGGAGAGAACATTGTTCTTGCCGGTCACATGTCGTCAACGGCCACTGCTAACTCCATTGCTAAGACTGAAGTTATTCGCGATCCTGATTCATTTGCTGATGTGGTTCGTGGTCTGCACGTATATGGCCGTAAGGTCATTCGTCCAGAAGGCTTGGTCCTTGGC